GGTTCAGTTCAATCCACGTCTTAACGAAATCATGTTCGGCTATGTGTCCGGCGACCCTCTTGTGAAATTCAAGGGCGTCAACGGCTGCAATCGCTCCGCGACCTACAACATGACCGACAAGACCTGGACCTTCGACGACATGCCGTCCATCTTCTCGTTCGACGATGGTCCTGTCTCCAACCTGCTGACCTACGACACTGTTACATCCTCCTATGAAGACATGGGCGGCTCGTATCAGGATCAAGAGGACGGCGGCAAGCGGATCACCGTTGCTGTAGGCGAAGGCGACGCTGCGTATGGCCTCCAGCCGACGCTGTATGCGTTCGACGTTTATGGTGCAGGCTCTGTCGCTCCGTATCCAGTCGACGCTAACGCCACGGCTCCCGCGTATCTTGAGCGCACAGGCATCGACCTCGACGAACTCGGTGTCGACCTGAAAGCCTACAAGCTCCTCCGCACCGTCTATCCGCAGGCGCGTGTGAACACAGGAGGTGGCAACATGCTGCAGATCGCCGTTGGCACTTCTGACGACACGAACAGCACCGATGCGACCTACGGAGACTGGCAACCCTACGACGGCCAGCAGTTCTACAAGATAGACGTGAATGCTGCTGGTCGATGGCTGGCAATCAAAATCCAGTGGAATGACTACCGCGACTTCTCGATCACAGGCTTCGACCTTGATCTGATGACGACAGGACACCGCTGATGGCAAACACCGTCACTTACGTTCCGCGACCGATGCCCACGTTGGGCGGTGACGCTCTCTTCCTGCAACAGGAATTGGCGGCCATCTCTCAGAGCATCAAAACCATCGTCAGGGAAATCGAGACGCTTAAAGCTCTCCTGACGGCGCATGGAATCACATGAACGACTTTGAGTTTGTCGGGCGGTCTACAGCACATGAGACCCCCGACTACTCTTTCGTCCTTGACGAGTACAGACGACCTGATGGTGCGCAGTTTCTTCTCGCGCACCTGACGTTCTCCCGCTTCACACCCTCGGTGTTCAAGAAGCTCCTGTGCGAATGGCGAACCTTTAGAAGGCACACCACTGCACCCCTCTTCGCTTGCCCTGAGCATGACGACGAGAAGTGGCACAGGTTCGTCACTCGGACAGGATGGAAGTATCTTCTTCACATCAAATGCAACAACGGAGCCGTGAGGCCCCTCTACATTCATAGGACCCCATGTCCCTAGGACCTTCCACCGACAAATCGGAAACGTCGCAGACGTCCCCTTGGGGCCCGCAGGCCGACGCGCTGACGCAAGCCTTCCAGCAGGCGCAGAATGCGTACACTCAGACGCAGAGCGGCAGCGCTCCCAAGCTTCCGACCGACTTCACTGCAGGCGCTAACGCGAACCAGCAGAACACCTACCAGCAGGCCATCGACTTCTCGAACGGCAACGCAGGCACTGCGCAGGGTCAGATCGGCGCAGGCCAGACCGCGATCAACAACGGCAACAGCGGCATCACCGGTGCGCTCGGGGGCCTGCAGAGCTTCAACTCTGTCAACTCGAACAACCCGCAGTCGCTGATCGACGCCGCCAAGAACTATGCGTCCGGTCAGGACATCCAGTCGCAGGTTAAGCAGGCGATGCAGGGCGCGACCGAACAGGCGCGCGACGTCACCATGCCCGGGATCGAGATGGCTGCAGCCCGCAGTGGCAACAGCAACTCCTCACGTGCAGGTATCGCGGACGGTCTCGTCCAGCGCGGCCTCGCAGAGCAGTCGGCCAACCTCTCGGGCACCTTGCAGTCGCAGGCGTTCCAGAACGGCCTCACGCTCGCGCAGCAGCAGGCACAGAACAACAACGTCAACAACCTGACGGCGCTCAGCCAGCAGGGCAACCTCGGTGTGAATTCGCTCAACAGCGGAAACACTGGCGTCAACAACGGCGTCACCAACGAGAGTGGCGTGCTTAACATCGGCAACGGTGGCGGCACGGGCCAGCAGAACGCAACGCAGGCCAACCTGACGAACCAGCTTCAACAGTATCAGCAGGGCCAGACCGCGCCCTACACGAGCCTGCAGCAGCTTATGGGCATCATCGGCTCGCAGAACTGGGGCAGCAACTCGACCGGTACGTCGCATACTGAAAGCGACCCGGGCGTTCTTGGCGTCCTTGGTGGTCTGCTCGGCACCGCAACTGGCGTGAAGAAACTCTTCTAACATGGCAGACAACACCTCAGCGTGGATGGACTTCGCCCAGCGCCCTTACGATGAGGGTGGTCTGGGTCTCGCCAAGCATCAAGCTGCGGGCATCGTTGGCAACCTCGCGAACGAGAGCGGCAGCGGTATCCCGGCTTGGGGCCCGACAGGCGACAACCGTACGGCATGGGGCTCCGCGCAGTGGCGCGAAGACCGCCTCGACAGTCTCAAGCGCATGTATCCCGACACGTATCAGACGCCGGAAGCCCAGATGGCTTTCATGCGTCACGAACTCGATACGACGCACAACGCTGCTTACAAAGCGATACAGGCGGCCGCCTCTCCCGAGGAAGCTGCCCGTGCCTTCAACGCCAAGTACGAAATCTCTGCGGACACCTCGGGTCGACGTGCTGCCTCAGCGCGCCAGATATACGGCGGTCAAGACCTCGCGGACACTGGCGCTCCAGGTATCAGCTACACACAGAAAGGACCGGGCGTGCCCGCACTAAGCCCCGACAATACCATGGGCCCCGGCGCTCTCTCTGCTCAGCCTCAGGACCCTTGGGACCGACGCGCAGAAGGTATCTCGCAGATCGGCGCATCCATCGCAGGCATCGTCAATCCGGCGCAGGCCGCTGCGATCAATTCAGCGATCACGGCTGACCACACGGACGCGAACACCAAATCGCAACAGTCGCTCATGGCCAAGGTCTACGCTCAGCGTATCGCCAAGGAGCAGCAGGGTTCGTGGTCCAGCCATCCGTTGCAGAACGGACAGGTGCTGCAGACGAACACCAACGGCCAGACGCGCATGCTCGATGGCAACTACGGTAAGGATTCGGACACAACGCAGGCTCCGCAGATGGTCCCCACGTGGGGTGACACCTCCAAGCTCGGCGCTGATCCGACGAAGATCACGCCTGAGCAAGAGAATGCGTACTACGCGACTATGCAGCCGTCGCAGGCGGCAATGGTGAAGGGCCTTCTCGACAACACGTTGGTCCTGCCGAAGAACGCTATGACTGGTAAGAACAGTCCTTATCCGGCCGCCTTTGCCGCTGCTAAGCTGATCGACCCCGGCCTCGATCCTACCGTCTATGACGCACGTGTTGCGGGACAGAAGGACATGGCGACCAAGGGTGCCGAAAGCGCCCGTGCGTTGAACCAGACCATCGCTCACCAAAGTGAAGCGTTGATTGGTGCAATGAAGGGTCTGGGCAATGGCGACACGCCTATCTGGAACCGCGTTAAGAATGCGTGGAGCGAAGAAGTCTCTGGTAGCGGTGCTGTCCCCGGCTTCCGAACTGCCGCGCACGCGGTGGTCGACGAACTTGGCAAGGTCTTCAAGCAGAACAATCTCTCCGACACGGAAATCCGTAAGTGGGAAGAGAACCTTCCTCCCAGCATGTCACCCGCTCAGCAGCGTGAACAGATCAAGCAGTTCAACACGCTGATGCACGGTGCAATGGGGGCGCTGGAAGACAAACGTAAGACGCAGATTGGCGCACGCGCTGCTGCTCGACTTCCGCCTCTTCTCAGTGCGGAAGGCGCGAAGGGTCTCCAGAAGCTGGAAGAGTTCTCGGCTGAACCTAAGGCTGCGGCTCCTACCGACAAACGTCCCTCGCTGGACAGCATCTTCAACTAAGGAAAACTGAATGGCCGACGTAACAGCGGACCAAATCTCGCAGGCCCGCGCGGCTGGCTATTCTGACGACGAAATCGTGAGCCACCTCGCGTCCAAGGCACCTGAGAAATTCAAGGCTGCAAAGGACGCGGGGTACTCTGCCGGTGAAATCCTCTCACACTTCGGCTCTGCCAAGACGGCTACCAAGCCAACTACGGCGGCTCCTGAAGTGTCCGAAGAACCTAGCATTATTTCGGACATAGCGTCTGGTGCACGGCACGGCTACAACGAAATGGTTCGAGGCGTACAGTCCTCACGTAAGAATATTCTCGGCAGCGACGTCAACGACGCGCCTGTCGACCCTGACTACAAACCTGCAAACGTCACCAACGGCTCGTGGAATCCGCTCAAGTGGAGCCCGCGCCAGATACCGAAGCTCGTCGCTGAGCAAGCGCCCCTCGCTGCTACGTCAGCGGTTGGTGCGGCAGTAGGTGACCTCCTCAGCCCGGTTGGTGCGGTCGTAGGCGGCCTCGCGCCCCTTGCGCTCTCCTCGGCTGGCGACAACGTCAAGCACCGCGCAGTTGCCCGTACGGGTGACCAGAACGCAGTCCCGAACGACGAAGACAAAGCCATTGGCATCGGCACCACGCTCGCTGCAGCCGTCCCCGGCTCGATCATGCATGCTCCCGGTATCGGGAATGCGGTCGGCGCTGGCTTGAATGGCCTCGGTCGTGTGGCGACCAACTTGCTCACTCGCGGTGCCGTAGGCGCTGGCGGCGGCGTAGCGCAGAACGCTATCACGCAGGCTGGCACCAAGATCGGCACCGACGAACCCTTCGACCCTGCGCAGCTTCCTGAGGCTGCAGTCGGAGGCGCAGCAAGCGTCTCGCCTCATGTGCTCCCAGCCGTCGCTGCAGGCGCTCGTGCTATCCGCATGGGCAAGTACAACGCCGACCCGGAAGCTGCGGCCAACTATGCCACGCGCTTGCAGAACACCGGCCTCGACCTCGCTAACATTCACGAGGCGGCACAGGCGCATCAGAAGGTCATGGCTGACACCCACGGCGAGCTTAAGGCCGCCTTGGACAAGGTCGCGCAGCAGAAGACGCTGTCTCCCGAAGAGGCGAACGCAATCGCCTCCGTCCGACGTGGTGACCAGATCACCCCGAAGGACATGGAGCACCTGACGACCGCAACGGCCAATGCTCCCGATGGAGCCAACGCTCACTTCCTCGCTCGCGCGCTGAAGACCGGGCAGCAGGCTCAAGAGGAAGGCTCGTTCGATCCCAAGACCGGCTGGCAAGGCTCCGCTACTGGCGGAATGAAGAACGTCGTGCGCGGCGTCTTCAACCCTTGGCACATTGGCGGCACGATGGCAGGCCTCGGCGCGCTCGCGTTCGGGATGCCTCACGTGTCTGGTGCAGTCGGCGGCGGCCTCATGGGCGGCCTCGGTATCGGCCTCGGTGGTGCACGTCTCCTCGACAGCATCACTGGTGGATCACGACCGGCGGCAAACTTCGCCAAGACGTTCGCAGATCACAACGCACAGCTACGCATGGGCGCGACGCCTCCTCCGGTCCCGCAGCAGCCTCCTCCGCTGCCGCAGCCGACCAACGCACCTTGGGGCCCTCGGCCTCCTGCGACTGGACCTACGGGCCCGCAGGTTGCTCCTCCGGGTGCTCCTCCTCCTGCCGCGCCTCAGTTCAATCCGATGGCGCTGCAGATGCTGAAGAAGCAACTGGCGACACCTTTACCTGGTGCACCCTCGCCCCCGGCCCCTGCGGCCCCTCAAGTGCCCGAGTTCAACCCGATGGCACTGCAGATGCTGAAGCAGAAGCTGAAGGCAGGCTTGCCGCCTGAACCACAGCCTGAAGCGCCGCCGCCCCCGGCACCGCCTGCCAAACCGGACATCAGTCCGATGGCGCTCGCGATGCTGCAGAAGAAGCTCAAGGCAGGCCTACCGGCTCCTGAGGCTCCTCCGGCTGAAGCTCCGCCTGCGACTCCCGCAGCGCCCGAGTTCAACCCGATGGCGCTCTCGATGCTCAAGCAGAAGCTGAAGGCTGGTCTCCCGCCCGAACCGGGTGCGGAGAATGCGGCGCCTGCTCCTGCGATGAAAATCAGCAAAAGCAATGGCAAGGTGAAGACTGAGGCCCCCAAGGCTGAAGAGGCACCGAAGGCCAGCGCGTACGAACCGCTCGACGATGCTCAACTGTATCCTGCGGACATCTCTGCGAAGGCTTATGCCGTGCATGAGGCGTCGGCTTACGGTGCAAAGAGCCCGAAGTATCTCGCTAAGGCTGAGCACTCTGCACAGAAGCGTATCAACGCTGAGCAGACACTGGTCTCGCAGTATCCCGAGTTCTCGCACGCCATCAAGGGACTGGTTCGCCAGCTTCACAAGATTGGCTCGAACACGAAGGAACGCGACAAGGCTGTAGACCACTACTCGGACTTTCTATCGCCCGAGGCGGCTGCAGCAGTCCAGAGCGCCTTCAAGTAAGGAAGACAAATGACCGACGACGTGAGTGAGAAGGCTTCGGTCTTCTCGCTTGCGGCGAAGGCTGCGTGGCAAGACGAAGATTTCCGCATCAAGATGAAGCTGCGGGACATGCAGCTAAAACTCGACCGCAAAATCGACCCACAGAAATTCAAACGCACTGGCGTCCCCAACGGTTCTACTCGCGCGAAAGCCGAGAAGAAGTGGGCGAAAGCTCGTGCGCTTGCAGACAGGTTTATCCAGATCATGACCGACACTGGCCAGCTTGCCCCCGAAGAGGACCGCGTCCTCGACGCGAATGGCGAGTGGATCACTATTCCCAACGACGAAGCTGCGATGGCCAAAGCAGCTTTGCGAGAGATGTTCATTCTCGCGGTTGGCCCGACCGAACAGAAGACCAAGGTATCAGCCGCCAACACTGTGCTCGCCTATACGAAGTCGAAACCTGAGAGCAAGTCCAAGTTGACGCTCAGCAAGGCCGAAGACTTCCTCGACGAGATTTCTGGTGACTGAGTTATCCGACAAGCAGAGGGCGGCGCGCAAGCGCCTCCTCGACGACTTCGAATTCTACGCTGCCAAGTGTGTGAAGATCAGAACGAAGAAGGGTAAGATTGCCCCACTCGTTCTGAACCGAGTGCAGAAGCGCTTCCTTGAAGAGTTGCTGCAGCAGTGGGAAGAAACAGGAAAGGTCCGGTTCGTCGTGCTCAAGGCACGTCAGCAGGGTCTCTCCACCGTCATCTCAGCATTCCAGTATTGGTGGTTGTCTCAGCGCAAGGCCCAGAAGGGTCTCGTGATGGCGCACGAAGGCGACAGCACCACGGCTCTGCTCGATATGTATCGACGCATCCACGACAACGTCCCTGACATCGTCCGTCCGTCGACGAAGTATCTCTCGCGTAACGAGTTGAACTTCGACAAGCTCGACAGCGGCATGCGCGTTGCTACGGCAGGTGGCCGAGGCATCGCACGCGGCGAAACGCTTACGTTCGCGCATCTCTCTGAGGTGGCGTTCTGGCCCGTCGCATTCGCTAACACAAACTTCAACGGTCTAGTGCAGGCCATCCCCGAAGAGAACGACACGTTCCTCTTCCTGGAGAGCACGGCACAAGGTGTGACCGGCAAGTTCTACGAGATGTATCAAGGCGCAGTTCGCCGCGACCATCTATGGAACGGGTACGAGGTGTTTTTCAGCGCTTGGTTCGAAACGGATGAATACCGTGAGACCGCGCCCGCAGACTTTGTGCGAACACCCGAAGAAGAAAAGATGATGGAGCTATTCGCTCCGCTTCTGAACTCCAACGACCAACTCTACTGGCGGCGTAAGAAAGTCGCGACCAGCGGTCTCGATCTGTTCAAGCAGGAATACCCGTCGACCGCCGAGGAAGCCTTCCTTAGCACTGGCCGACCAATATTCAACACCGAGAAGCTCAACGAGCGGCTGCAGAAAGCCAAGGCCAAGCCTCCGCTCAAGCAGATGACCGTCGCCGTCAAGTATGATCAGAAGACAGGCCAAGCCCTGCCTCTGCGCGTGCTTGAAGAAGACCGTCGTGGTGAGCTTCTGATCTATCACGAGCGCTCAGACAAAGAGACGTACACCATTGGTGCTGACGTCGGCATGGGCATCCGTGGCGGCGTGAAGGGCAAGAAGGAAGGCGACAGCAGTGTCGCACAAGTCCTAGACAGCAAGCGAAGGCAAGTGGCCGTCTGGCGTGGAATCATCCACCCCGACGAGTTCGCGAAGGTCCTCATCGCTCTCGGCTATCACTACAACAGCGCCACCATCGCTCCTGAGCGCAACAACCACGGTCTGGTGACATGCGTCGCCCTGCGTGATGCGAACTATCCCTACCTCTACACAGAGCAGCCTGAGGGCACTTTGGACGAGAGGGACAGCATCAACCTCGGCTTCTTCACTAGCGAGCGGACCAAACCCCTGATCATCGACAAGCTGCGCGAACTAGACCGCGACGGCGGCATCGAGATCAACGACCCCACGACCCTGCAG